GAATTAGGATTTACCAAGAAGAATGCCCCTGTAGGTTCATGGATGGGTGGATACAAAGTATTAGATACACCAGAGGGTGATATAATATGGAATGACTATATTAAGTCAGGTAAGGTTAAGGGATTATCAGTTGAAGGGGAGTTTCTATTAAGAACCACAGATGCTGAGTTCTTCAACAAGTATGATGTAGCATTTCAAAAGATTGTAGAGATATTAGGACAAGTAAAATAATGGTTATTCATTATCCACCAAAATGAAAAGTATATTTATATACATAATAAACAAATAAGTAAAATTATGAACGCAAAACAAGCTATTGATAAAATCGCTGAATTGTTGAGATTTACTTTCAAAGCAGAAAAGTTTTATTCTACTAAATTAGTTGATGGCACAGAAGTTACCAACAATTTAGATGAGGATTTTAAAATTGGACAAGTTCTATATGTAGTGGGTGATTCAACCCTTACACCAGCACCTGCTGGGGAACATGAAACTCGTGAAGGCTTAAAGGTTACCGTTGATTCTGAATCTGTTATAGTAGCAATTGAAGTTGCTGACGCAGAGGATGATGCTGTTGAAGAACAGGAAATGACGAGAGCTGAAGACGCACAAGGACAGATTTTGGAGTCAGATACTTTTGATGTGGGTGAAAAGGTCTTTTTAGTTAAAGAAGATGGTTCAACAGAACCAGCACCAAATGGAGAACATCAAGTAGTATTAAAAGACACTTCTGGTAATGAAAATAAAATCAGGATTCAAGTTTTAGATGGTGTAATCACCGAACGCTCTAATGTGGAAGAAATGGCTCAGGAATCAGGGGTTATTACAGACGCACCAGACGTACAAAGAATAATAGACATGTTAGTTCCTGTCGTAGAAGAAATGAAGAAGATGAAAACCGAAATGGAATCTATGAAGAACAAAATGTCTGCTGATTTATCAGCATTAACTTCAGATTTTGATAAGTTCAAAAAGTCCCCTGAGAAGTTCTCTGTTGTTGAGAAAAAAACATTCAAAGAATCATTAGATGACTACAAACTTGAAATCATCAAAAGCATGAGAAAATAAAAATAAAAATAAAATAAACAAAATGGAAAAAAAATCATTTTCTTTTAACTACGATTTATCAAATCTTCCTACATATAACTCATATGGTAGCGACATGTTGATTAAATCTATCTTAGGTTTAACGCTTCCAAAATATGCGACAATCAGACCTAACTTGAAAGGTACAACTGAAAAAGTTGGTTTCGTAACAAACGATGTAATCCTTCAAGACCTATCTTGTGGATTTGACCCAACAGGTGCTACCACTCAAAACCTTGTTACTGTTGACTTGTGTAACAAGAAAGTAAACCAACAATTGTGTCCTTACGATTTGTATGATACATATCTTTCACAATCTTTAACAAACGCTAACTTCCAAGAGAGTGTTCCGTTTGAAGAAGTAATTTTGACGGATATTTCTAACAGAATTGCTAACCAAGTTGAAAAGCAACTTTGGCAGAACACAGTAGCAACTGGTGGAACTTATGGTTCTGCTTGTTTCAACGGGGTTGGTGCTTTAATCACTTCAGGTAATGGAGCTACTCAAATCGCTTACACAGCTGCTACAGCTTCTAACGGATTGGATGTATTCTCTGCTATTTACCAAAACATTCCTGCGAATGTATTACACAGAAACGACTTAGTAATCTTCTGTTCTTACGCTAACTACAGAGCATTAGTTGCTTCTATGAGAAACAGCTCATTCGTGAACTTGTTTACTCTTGACGCTAATGGTGCTGCTACAGGTGAAGAGTGGAGCTTAATCTTACCAGGAACTAATGTAAGAGTTATTCCTACTGTAGGTTTAGATGGTGTTTCAGCTTACTACGCTGGGCCTGCTGGATACTACATGGTTGGTATGAACGCTGAGATTATGACTGTTAAATCAGTATATGACCCATTTGAGGACATCGTGAAGATACAAGCACATGTTACTTATGGATTAGGTATTTTTGATGTAGCATCATTCTGTCTTTGTAAGTAATCGTTAAACTAGTGTTAATACACATAAAATAAAAAATAAAAAACATAATATATTATGGCATCATGTTTTATAACAACAGGATATACCTTAGATTGTCGTACTAGTTCTACAGGAGGTTTAAAGAGCCTTTGGATTTTAGGTGGAGCTAACAACTCAATCACAGGATATACTGTAACTAATAGTCAAGTTTCGGCTATTGGTGGAACTGGTACTTGGTTTAATTTCCAACTACCGAAACAAGCTGCGTCTTTAACTGAGAACTTGGGTGTAAACACTACAAGTCAATCGGTTACTTTCCAACCAGAATTGGTAGTTAACCTACCTAAATTGGATACTACTTTAAGAGATGTATTCGTAGATTTAGTTTCACAAAATGAAATCTATGCTCTCGTTGAAGATAATAACAATCGTTATTGGTTAGTATTCCTTGATAATGGAGGACAAGTAACTGCTGGCTCTTTAGCTACAGGACAAGCTTATACTGACTTAAACGGAGCTTCTGCTCTTACTATGGGTGGTGGTGAACCAACTTCTATCAGAGAAGTAGCTGTGGTTACTACAATTTCAGATGTATTCACTGCTGGTGGATTCACTTTTGAAGCTTAATTAATACTTTAAAGCAAAAGGGGGAGATTTATTTTCCCCCTTGCTTTAATATTATCTTTTAAAAAAAAATTATATGATGAACTGGGGTGGTAAAAATTGGAGACCTGGTGCTCCCACAAATAGAAGACAACCGATAAATCAGAGTGTTGCTGAACTCATGAAACCTTTGGGTGAAAAATCCTTTCAGGGTAATGTATGGGGTTCTGTAATCATGAATGTGCCTTTACCTGATACTACCCCACCACCAGTTCCTTATGTTAGATTTGTTGCCTTTGGAACAAGTGATGCTATTCAAACTGAATCACCAACATATTGTTCTTTTGATGGTTCAAGTTGGACTGCTTCAACGACTACAGGAAGAAACTTAAGCACAACTTCTTTTGATATTCAATATAATGATATTCAAAGTAAGTGGATAACTGTTGGTAATGATTCCATTATTGAAGATTCTACTGATGGTATAACATTTAATAATAACGGATTAACCTTTTTATCTGTTAATAAAATAGCTCAAGGAACATCAACACCTACTGATTATAATATTAGTGTTGGTAATGGTCTTGTTTATCCTAATCTTGTATCAAGTTATTCAGATATTACAACTAATACAAGTTATAATTCTTTACTTGGTGGTTGTGGTTCAGGCCCAACAGCATTAATTTTCTGTAGTTTCCCAAGTCAAGATATGTGGTTAGCAGGTTATGCTGGTTGTACTGGTGAAGCTTATTCATATAATTTAGGGACTGACCCTAATTCAGATACATGGAGTGGAACATCGTCATTAAATAGTTATGTAGGTCAAGTAAAAGAGTTTGCTTCTAATTATGATTCAAATACTAAATCTGAAACATTAGTTGTTGCTGTTGGAATACAAAGTCCATTACAAAGTATGGCAGCGGTATCTAATGATGGTTTAACATGGACTGGTGAAACAAGTTCATTATACAATAGTTTTGATAATTTAACTTGTGTTATATGGGATGGTTCTAAGTTTATTGCTGGTGGAACTACTAACTCTCTTGTACCAGGCCCATTATTAGCAACATCAACTGATGGTATTACTTGGGTTGTTAATACAGGAGCAACACAAGGTTCTACTACAATAGATTATATAACAGATATATCATTTGATGGAACAACATACATGGCATTAGGACAAAGTGGTTTCTTAGGAACTGTTGCTCTTACAAGTACAAATGGATTTGATTGGACGGTTGTTACTTTATCATTAGCCACAGGGGTTCAATTGCTTAAAATAGATAGTAACCCTCACCCATACAGACGATGATAGTTGACGGAACTGAGTTTGATGAGTTTAAGATAAAGACAATCACTATGGATTTGGATACATGTAGTATCACATTCAAAGTGATTTTTCATAAAGATAAACAACGAGTAACAAGGGTAAAAGAGTTTACCTATGAAAGTGAATGTTATGTTGATGTAAATAAGAAAATAAAGCAGTTAGAACAAGATATATATGCCACAAATATTTTATAGAAAAAAGTTCTCGGACTATTTGGGGGAAGAAAGAGCCTTAAATGATATTATTGGAGCATTTGCTTCAGTAGTTATCCCTACGCCTACACCTACACCAAGTGTAACTCCTACAAATACTCCGACACCTTCTGTTACTGCGACGAATACTCCTACCCCAAGTATTACACCGACGAATACACAGACACCTACACCTTCAGTAACACCAGGATTTACTCCAACGAGTACTCCTACTATGACTGTTACACCGACTAATACAAAGACACCAACACCAAGTGTTACTCAAACTTCTACTCAAACACCTACCCCTTCTACAACTACAACTTTAACACCTACTCCTACTCAAACACCTACTAATACCCAAACACCTACCCCTTCTACTACTACAACATTAACGCCTACGCCTACACAAACTCCAACGAATACACAAACTCCTACCCCTTCTACAACTACAACTTTAACACCTACTCCTACTCAAACACCTACTAATACCCAAACACCAACTAATACCCAAACACCAACTCCTTCTACAACTACTACTTTAACCCCAACACCTACTGAAACTGCTACACCTACTCCAACACCGACATCAACACCGGTGGTTGCGACAAACTATTTATTAACAGAAAATAGTGATGCTATTACAACAGAGAACTCAGATAACATAGAAATAGATATATAAAAAAACAAAATTATGGCTAATATAAAAATAAGCGCTTTAACAACCTACACAGGTAATCCATCTGATAATAGATGGTTTATTATGAATAATAGTGCGAATACTGAAACATTTAAGTATTCAGGTTATTCATCCCCATTAAGATATGGAACTCCTGTTAATAGTATCATATCACCTTACTTATCACCATCAAGTGTTGGTGGTATATACGATTTAAATATACAAGGAACAGGTAATACTATTAGTAGCACAGGTGGTTTAAATCAAATTATTGGTGGTGGAAATAATAATATCACAGGAGAACAAAGAAGACAAAGTATTATTAATTCACAAAATTGTGATATAACAAGCACAAGAAGTCCAGCAGATGATGCTGGGGGATTTAATGCTATCTATAATTCATATAATTCTAGTTTAACTAATAATGCTTGGTTTGATATTATATTAGGAGCTTATAATGGTGATATTAATGGTGCTATTTGGAGTACGATTATTAATGGTGATGGAAACCAAATTAATGGTGGAACAGGGTCTTTAAACTTCCAAAACTCATATTCAACTATTATAGGTGGAGCATCTAACCAATTAAACTCATCAGCTGGTGGTGCTGGTTCAACTAATGGTATCTTTTCATCAGCGCAAGGTGTAATTGATAATAGTGAAACCTGTGTTATAATAGGTGGATTCCAAAGTTCAATAACAACTAGTAGTTATTCTGCTACATTAGGTCGTAATAATGATATCATCTCTTCAAATTATGTTGTTACTTTAGGAGGTCATAATCATGCGATAAATGGTTCTTCTGAATCAGGTATATTTGCCGGTTATAGTTCTTCTATCTTAAATGCGAATGATTCAGGTATATACGCAGGTAGAAGTAATACTATTAATGGTGGTGGATGTTGTGGTGGTAATGTTATTGTAGGTGGTGAAAATAACTCAATAAGTAATTCACCTGGTAAAAATAACGCAATTATTCAAGGTTATCTTAATGATATTAGAAGTTCAGCTGATTACGCAACAATTATTAACGGACAATCAAATCAAATAAGTTCTTCAGAAACTAATAATGTTATTATCGCTGGTAATAACAATACTATCACAGGGACAACTTCTGGTTCAACTATGATTGGAACAAAGACGAGAACACCAATCGTTAATGATACAGTCCATGTTGAAAACTTAAGAGCTTACGGACAATCATATGATGGATATTTCAATAATGGTTCAGGTTCAACCTTTACAATAGATTGGAATAAAGGTAATACCCAAAAGATGAACTTGACTGGTGCTGGTGGTATTACTTGTAGTAACACAGAGACAGGTGCTACATATAGAATGATTATTAATAATCCTGGTGGATATACACCAACATCATTCACAGCTTCAGGAAGAGCAATTAAGTTTAATGGAGGGTCATTTGTTACTTATACGGGTGAAAGTATTTGCCAGTTATTCATTACAGATGATAGTGTTTATGTAAATCAATTAGGTTTATTTTCATAATTTTTAAAAGAATTAATTTAGTATGATACAGATTCAAAGGGGTGAATTAAATGATGTTGTAGCAACTTGTTCTAGAAATAAGATGCTATCAGGTTCTGTTACTTATCTGTGGAGTATGACGCATAAATTAAGTAATCAAAATTGGAAGTTCTTGCCATATAGAGTTCCACCAGCAGTTTCTTATCCACCATCATACGACTTATTTACAATTAACACAGATTATTCAACCCCTGAAGTATTTACTGCTTCAACATCTGCTAATACAGTTAATTTACACTTAATTGACGGGCAATACTTCGTTAAGATATACGAACAGACATCAACAACCAATCTTAACCCAAATCTTTCTTATAATGTAGTTTATGAAGGAACTGCTGATGTTAATTGGAGTGGTTCACCACAAAACCAAATTGTTTCATATACAGGAGACACTAACATATTTAAAATATATCAAGGATAATGATTAAAATAGATAAACTTTCATTTAGTAATAACACCCTAACTTCATTTGCTGAAGTTATTAACAAGAATGAGATATTCATTCGTTGGGGCGCTGATAATCAATTCGTTAATGAATTGTATTTACTTAACGACGCATCACCAATTCAGAATGCTTGTGTTCGTTCTAAGGTAGATAATGCTGTCGGTATGGGTTATATAACTGACTATCAAGTTAATACCAAAGAAAAATTAAACGATATTGCTAAAAAGATATTCTATGAGTTTGTAACAACAGGAAATGTTTTTTTGGAAGTGGTATGGAAACAAGATAGAACAGAAGGTATATCAGGATTTTATCTTATCCCATCAAGGTATATTAGATTACATAAACCAACTGAAATGGGTGGTGATGTAACAAAGTATTTGTATTGTAGAGATTGGTTAAACTGGCGTAAGGTTGGTATGGTTGAGTTTGCTGAGTTTGACCCAAAGAACTTCACAGACAGACAAATCATTCATATAAAGAACTATCAATCAGGTTATGACTATTATGGTGTTCCTGATTGGTTAAGTGTAATTAACGATGTTAGATTGAACCACGAGATTACCGTATTTAACTTAGCAAATATCCAAAATGGTTTATCACCATCACTATGGGTTCACTTCACACAACCAGCCCCTGATTCACAGAACGAACAAAACCAAATATTAAGGGGTATTGAAGATAGATATATGGGAGCTGAAAACGCAGGTAGGGTAATTGTATCCTATGGTGAAAGCGAACAGAAACCTGAAATAACCCAAATACAATCAAATGTTGAGAATGGTTATTTTTCAGCAATCTTTGAATTGGTTCAGAAACAGATAATGTCGGGACATAAGATTATTGATGGTTCATTAATTGGATTACCAAATCCAGGTGGGTTCACATCATCAGCAGAGCAGTTAGAAACAGCTTATAAACTATTTATGAGTACAAGTATCAAACCTCTACAAAACTTCATTAATCGTGAGTTAAAGCCGGTTATTGAACTTATCTACCCCAACCAAGAAATAAGCCTTGTAATAGAACAAAACCAAATAATATAATGAATAAAGTTTTATTAATATCAGAAGATACATTAAAAACCTATACGGCAATTAATGAGAACGTACAATCAGATGAGTTAAGGTTCTGTATCCTTCAAGCACAAGATATCTTCCTACAAGAAACT